TCATGCGTCGCGCTGGACCTGCGCCAGCACGTTGAGAGCCACGTCCAAGGGCATCTGCCCCGTAAGCCTCACGCAGCCCTCATTGTCGAAGAGAACCACCAAGGCAACGTCACGGGAGAGCGCCCATATCTGGACGGACTTGAAGTCGTCGGGCGCCAGCCCCTCGGGGAGAGGCGGGAATTTGGCGATGAGCTGATGCGCCACGGCACCCTGCACATAGCCGGCGAGGGTCGCGCCCTGTTCCGTCAGGGCATCCACCGCCTGCTGTTCGGTGACGCATTCCCGCAGGATGGGCTTGTCAGCCGATGGCAGGGCCGCTTGCAGCGAGGCAGGCAAAAGCAATCCGGCCACCACGAGGGCGGCAAGCCAAATCCGCATGGGAAACTCCTAGGAGATCGAGTGAGGAGCTATTGGTCCGTGCCGGCGTTTTCGATGACGCGGGCGGTCTGGAGCAGGGCGTTTACGATGTAGGCCGCCCTCGCCGTGTTGGGCTTTGTCTGCGCGAGATCGACCAGACCCTGAACGCCGTTGGAGTCGGCGAGGATCGCACCCAGCCTTTTCATGTTCCGGCTGCCGGTAAACCGCTCAAGCATCTGGAGCGGCTGAGCGAGGTTGACGCCCTGACTAAGCAAGGTTTCGCCGGCCTGACGCTGGATCACGCCGCGAGGATTGGTGCGGCTGCCAACATCCGGCATGGTGGCGGTGCGCTGGAGAACGTCGAGAAGCTTGTTCCAGCCGGACACAACCAGCTTCGGGTCCTGGCTCTGCGATCTGGCGACCGAGGCAACGACTTCCTCGAACTTCTGCCGCTGGATTCCGTTGTTGCGGATCATGTCAACGAACTTGGCCGGAGAGGTAGGGGGCGTCTTGCCACCTCTCTGCTTGAAGGCCCGGTCGTAGGCACGTTCGAAGATCACCCGCGCGATATTGGGGACGGCGGACGGGCTCTTGCGCTCGATGGTCTGGAGAAGCGGTCCCAATTCCTTGGCCGTCAAAGAGTCGGGATCTAGCATGACCGTCCGGATTTGCTTCCAGTCGTTCGCGCCGATCACGGGCTCCAGTTGTGCCTTCAGGGGATCGACGGTCGATTGCGAGATGGCTTCGAACGTCGAGCGGCCCGGCTCGTAGCTCGGGGCTTCCTGAAGAATGTCCGCAAGCTCCTCGATGAGCGGTCCGACCTTGCCGGCATCCTCCGAGCTGATAGCGTCGTCCGGGGAGATAAGGGCGCCGGACGTGCGACGGTTCAGCCCTTCCCGCAATTGCTTATAGGCGCTCTCCAAATAGGCCGCGTTTGTAATGGGGCGGCCGTCTTCCTCGAACAGTTGGCTGCGGAACTTTTGCAGGAGAGGCTTCAGCCCGCTCATTCCGGCCGTCTGCGCCAGCGTGGCGTCCACCTGGGCCGCCAGGGCTGTCACGCGGTCCGGTGTGACGCTTTCGTTCGCCAGATTGGAATAGCCCGCCGCCTGAGCGGCCTGAGTGCGGTCCTGCGAAGCTCCACCGATGATGAGCTTACCGGCTTCCGTCATGTCGGAGGCAACGCCAGCCGGGGAGAGATCGGCAGATCCGGTTTGACCCAGTTGCGTCTGAATTGCCCTCCGCGCCAGATTCTCTCGCTCGCGGGCGACGGCATGGAACGGAGCGGCGGCGCCCGGGTATGTTGCGGCGGCATCCGCCAGCGCGATCACTCCTGGTTCATTCAGGGCTTCGGGGGCCATGAGCGGAACCCCCTCCTCCACCGAAGAACGCTGTAGGTCGATGGCGTCGGAAATGCGCTGTTCGGGAACTCCTGCCAGAGCCTCCGAGGCAAGCCTCGCGTCCGGGCGGCGCATGAGCATCGGTGCGCCGGCAATCATTGACGCTATGGAGCCGCCAGCCGACCCTACTTCTCGCGGCAAGCCGAGACCCTCTACAAGCCCGGCGTCAGTCCCAGCCCCCGCCAGCGCAGCGCCGCCAGCGACGAACGGACGCCCGCCCATTGCCCCGCCGATAGCTAGCGGAAGGAATGGTGCGATGTAATAGGCAAACTTGCCGGGGATGGTCTGCGGCTCGTAGTCGATCATTCCTCCAAGCCCGACAGCATCGGGAGCCCCGGAAGCCTGCTCCGCAGAGTCCGCCTGGATCTGCTGAAACATGGGATCGGTTTCGTCGAAGCCTTGGGCGTAAAGCTGTGTCGGTCTGGCCGCGGCAAGAGTCCCGGCCAGCATCTCGCCACCAGCCCGCCCCAGAGACTGAACCACGTCCGCCCCTACGCCAGCTGGGCTATTGGTGACCGTGCTGCGAGTGACATTCAGAAAGCGAACGGATGCGTTGGGGCCAAACTTGAGATCGAACTTAGGCGCAACCTCCGGGTGGGCTTGAAGATAGGCGATGTCGGCGCGAGACGGCTGAACCGGCGCGACCATTACTGCGCCCACTCCGGAACGGCTGAGGAGTTGAACTGGATTTCATCCGGATCGAGCGGTTGCAGGCCGGTGTAGAGCGAGTCCCCGCGCGACTGTCCGCCTGCTATCATGTTGTTGTAGGTCTGCACGGCGGCCGAATAGTTGTTCTTCTTCTGCTCGAACAGGAACTGAAGGTTCTGGGCCACCAACTCTGGATTGATGATCCCGCCCGGCGCGGAGCCTAGGATCGCCCCCACCACACGCTGGGCGTCGTATTCGGTCATTACACCGCCGCCCACAATGGCGAGACGGTTCTGCCCCAGAAGGGTTTGAAGCTGACCGTTGAGCGCGAGAGCAGAGAGCTGTTCCTTCGTAAGATTCTGCTCACCCGTTATGGTTTTCAATACGCCGATGAACTGATCCGCCAACTGGTTGTAGCCAGTTCGGACATCGTTCACGGTGCTCATGAACCGATTGAGGTTCAGAAGCGAGTTACGGTCCGTCACTACATCCTGCTGGATCTTGTAGAACTGGTTGGCGGTCGGATGAGTGTCGGAGACGGAGCTTTCGGTGACCATCGCCGACCCCCGAGGAGCTGGCACCCACACCTCGTTGCCCTCTCCATCGGTCGTCAGGATTTCATATTCGCCGCGGCTCTTGTCGAATCGCCCCACCGTCACCTCGCCTGTCGGCAACCTCACCGAGCCCTGGCTGACATATGGCATCCCGCCAGTGCCGGTGTTGCCGAGGGAGTAGCCCTGAGCGATAAGGCTCTCCATGGCGCCAACATCATTCTCGTTGACCACCTGCGTCCGCCCTTCGGGCGAAATCATATTGATATAGTTCGGCTGCACTGGCTGGCCCGGAGAACGTGTGGCCTCTGCCTTCGCCTGCTCCCCGGCCAAATACCACGGCGCAAGTTGCGGTCCTTCCGGCCCCATCTCGTAACCGGATGGCAAGTCAGGCTCGGGCGTAAAATCGATGGCCTGCGAGTGCCGCATCACCATCTCAAGCGCGTTCGTCTCGTTCATCTGCTCCGGGTCGTCGTGAATGCCCTTCAGCAAGGCTTGCTGCTGCTGCGGGTCCCAACCCGAGAACCCGATAGTCTTGAGCGCGTCCTGCAACGCCGCCGCCGCAGGGTGGCCCTGACTCGCCAGTAGCTCGTTGCGCTTCACCAGAAGATTGAGCGCGTCGCCCTGCATACCGATGTTCTGGGCTTCCGACTGCCGACGGTCGGCCATCATCTGCGAGATGGACTGCTGATAATCCGCCCCCCCATAGGCGGAGGAAAGCGCGGCGCGACCGACATCCCTGAGGGTCGGTTGTGGATTGGCGTTGCGGTTCAGGAACTCGGTGATGCGGTCATATTGCCGCCCCAGCGCATCCGAAAGCCGGGTGTCCTGAGGTTCGGGTTCGATGGGGAGAATGGACATCAGCCGTAATACCGAGCCGGGTCAGAGTAGGAAGCGGCATTGGCCGAACCGTAGCTGGATCTGATGCTGGGGCGGACCGAACCGGTAGAGCCACCCATGTTGACCACTGTCTGGGGCGAGCGATTGGAGAGCAAAATCCCGAGGAGATCGGAGACCGCGCCTATCCCGCCAGCCGTCGCCATGTTCTCGTTCTGCTGCTGCTGCATGAGGGCCGGCGCCAGACCAATACCCCCAGCGTTCACGCCGGCCGCCGTCGCGAGATAGGCCCGCGCCTGCTGCCTCGCCTCTTCGCCTGCCGCCTGCCGAGCCTTGCCGAAGGCCTGAGAAATACCCTCGTCCCTGCGTTCCGGGTTCACGGCCCCCGTGAGGTTGCCGCGGTTCAGTTGCATCATGTAGTTGCGAATTCCCTCGGCGAACGACGAGATTTTATCGTGTTCGAGGGATCGGGCGAGCGCGAGGAACCGAGGATCATTGGGGTTCATGATGGCATCGGTAGCGTCCTTCTGACGGTCGAGGATGTCCTCTACGTCATTGGGAAGGTCGTTTTGACTCCCGAAGAAGCTCGCGCCTATCGCGCCCAGAGAAGAGGCTATGCCGCCAATGTCCAGATCGTCGAAGAAACTCATTCCCTGCCCCCCATGGTCCCGTAGAGGGTGTATCGCCCGAGAATGTCGGGACCCTTGGTATCGTCCGTCATGAATGTCAGCCTCACGGCCTCGCCCCTCCAGCGCAGGGGATATTTCTCGTTGGATACCGGCGCTGCGCCGATGCTTGCGGCGCCGATGGTGAAAAGCCCGATGGGAGTAGAGTTACCGGACGCGGTTATCATGATGGTTTCGGAGCTTTCCACCGCGTAGGGCGCTTCCGCCCGGATCGTGTAGTCGATGTTCTGACCGGATTGAATCTGGGGCTTGATGTATTTTCCCTGCTTGATGCGAACGTCCTCTTCGACCTTCAGCCACCCGGTCTGATACTCGGTAACGATGGTCTCGCCGTCGTCGTCGTAGGTGTCCTGGTCGAACTCATAGACCCGCCCGTCATCCCCACCACAGACGAGAGTTCCATCCGCTCTGTTATAGAAGGCGTGGCAGCGGGCGAATTTGCCGTCGAAGAGCGACCAGCTCCCCATGCCGACCTTGTCGCCCTCCTGCGGGGCGGTCTTCTGACCGACGAAGGCGGAGTAGTTGTAGCAATAGACCAGCGACCCGACCTTCAACAGCAGCCAAGACCGTTGCGGATAGTGGATGAGCTGGATTTCGTTCCGGTCTTCCGATTTCAACTCCTGCCGCAGCGTCTTTCGGATCGGCTCGGTAAGGTTGGCCCGGTTGAGGGTGTTTTGGTCCTGAACCTGATTCAGTGCCTGCACGCCATCATGGGAGACGAAGCAGAGATCGTTACCGATGGACAGCAAGCCCCCTACCGCGATACCCCCCTGCGGGAAGAGCGAGACCGGGGCGAAATCCGCGTCGTCCGAGGTAGAAGTCGTGGGGATCGGGTTGACGCCAGAATAGAGATAGAGGTTCTGCGTCCCGAGGGCGGCGAAGAAGCTTTGGTAGCTCGCCATAGAAAGGAGCGCATCGCCCTTGGGCTGAAGCGCGCCGAAATTGAAGCTGTTGGAGTCAATCGTCCCGGCGTCGGTCGTCATGTCAGAGGGGTCGTCCGCGCCGGAAATCCTGATCTTCTTCCGGTCCCGCGCGTCGATGTGATAAAGGCGGCCGTAGTGGACGTGAAGAAAGCTCGAAATCGGCATCGCCGGCTTCATGAAGATCACGCTATCGCCGGCCTCCTGAAGCGAGGTCCGGGAGATGCCGGTCACGTTGATGTTGCCCGATACCGAAGTCACCAGCGCGACACCGTTCCGGGTGGAGTTGTAGAGGTAATCTCCCGGGGCAACGCCGGTGGTCGAGAAATCCACCCCGGAAACGGCAGCTACGTTTGATTGCGACCCCGGCCCGAGGATCGCCACGTTATCCGGGTTGTTGGGATCGGCCGTGGGGATGATGTTGTTTTCAACAAGATCGATGATGCGATAGCGCGTCCCAGCGCGAGGCTCCCCTGCCGGGGAAATGCCGATGCCGGTGGCGGTGAGAGCGCCAGCCGACGCTACGGGGCTGTGCGACAGGGCCGCAGTTCCGACCGCGGTAATTATCCCGTAAGCGTCGAGATCGAGGTAATAGATCAGATCATTTGCGACGACATCGGTCTGCGATACCCAATTGGTGATCCCGCTATCCACCAGGACGGCGGCGGAGGTCCCTGACGTAGCCACCCCGGACTCGATGATCGCTTCCATGGGGTAGAAGTTCTCGCCGTCTTCCGTATAGAAATTCCGGTCCGAGCCGTTGCAGAAGATAAGGCGGTTGTTCATCTGAGCGGAGCGAAGCCGGTTCAATGAAAGACCGGACCTGACTTCAATCCAGCTCGGGTCGTCGAACCGCCATAGCTTCCCGCTGCCGGAAGCGAACAGGACCGCCGTCGCGTCCGCCTTTATCAGCTCATGGATGCCGTCGATCCTCGGTGCGCCCGGGATCACTTCTCCGAGAAGGACAATTCCCTGCCGCTTCTCAGCACCGCCGGCCGCGTTAATGAAGCGATTGCGGAAGCGGGCGGCATACTCAAGAGGGAGTTCTGTCTCGGAAAATGACGTGGCCAGACCGTTGGGCGCGATCTGATAGGTGGCCTCCCACATTCAGCGGCCAGACGGAACGAACTGGATCGTCCCGTTCCCGGTGTCGGAGTTGTATCGGTTCGCGGCCTCAATGAGCATCCGCTGATACTCGGCATAGGCTACTTCATACTGACGGGTGGGCTCGCCGCCGTTCTCCTCAAGCAGCGCCTTGGCAAGCAGACCCTGGATCAGAAGCTGGGCCGGGAATTGGGGTTCCTCGGAGAGATCGGAGACCGTGTAGATCGCCGGTTTCCGATAGAGCGCGACGCTGAAGGCGAGATTGTTCTGCGCCGAACCAGGGATGGGCCAGATGCGAAACGTCGGGTTTCCTGTTGGCCCTACCCCGACCACGCTGAACTGACGGGGACGGCCGTAGCGGTTCAAGCGATGTAGGCGCCTGATCTCGTCCAGATCCACGACATCCAGGGGCGAGATGCTGCCTTCAAAGGCAATCTCGTGAATGTGGTGGACCGGATAAGAAACGCCGAGGTCGTATTGCCCCACCGATGACGAGGCCATGACCGTCGTCTCGGCAAACCACTCCATCCATTCCCGCTGATCGGAGATTTCGTCGATCAACTGGTTCAGGAGATCGAGCAGCACCGCGGCATGTTTTGTAGCGGTGAGCGTGGTCGTCGGGTTGACGCCAAGCCGCTTCTGGACCGCGTTGACGATCTCAATGACGGTGCGGCGCGTGTCGGAGAGACTCATGCCTTCACGTTAAAGAAGGGGACGTAGAACTTGGTCCCGTTGATCTGGACGGTGAGGAAGCCCTGAGCCGAAGTCGGGACCGCACCGCCTGTCCCGCCCGATGCCTTCGTGGTGGTGACGACATCGAGCTTGAAAGCCGCTTCCGCCGACGAAACGATATGAAGCCCGGCTGCCGGCGCTACCGTGCCGATGCCGATGGCGGTCCTGACGTTTGAGGTATTTGAGACGATGTCCCCGGTATTGACCGTCACAGCGGAAACGGTTGTGGTCCCAACGCCCCCCGAGAAATTGGTTTTCGAGGCCACCGTCTGCGCGGAGGTATTGGCTACGGTGAGGAAGCTGTCTATCAAATCGACGAAATCGGAGCCCTGCGGGGTATCGCCCTGTTCGAATCGCCCCTTGTTGATTTGTCTGGTCTGCGCCGTCATTTAACCCTCGAAAAGATGCGAAGCCGGGCCGGCGGGAGTCCTTACCGAGGTCTCGCCGACGAACTCCGGTATCGTGTTGCTGGCGGCTTCTGAGGGGACGTTCGGTCTGACGGTGGTCAGCGGGAACGGGTCTTTCTTCGCTTGCACAAAGTCCTGCGGGTGACGACGCTCGAAGCATCCGTCATCCACAAAGGCTCCATCCCATCGCTTTCTCATTTCCGAGGCGTAGTAGACGAACCCGCACTCGTCGCAGGTCGCGAGCCAGTCCGAGATCCGATGGGTGTTTCTCATCGCTCGGAGACCCGGATCGTGAAGGACCTGTCATCGATGCGGCCGGCATTGGTGATAATCCGGGAGGTGACGTTGTATTCCTGTCCGGGTGTGCCGCCGGTAAGCCAGATGGTGTGGACCGTCGAGGTGAAAGCTTCGGTATAGAGAGTGAGACCGGACTGAACCGACGTGGCGGCCGACACGATGAAATCGCTGGAGCCGAGCCAGTCCTCCCAATCGACCGTGTAGTCCAGCCGTGCGTCGGGGTCCTTCCTGAACGCAGCCATCACGCGTTGTTCGCGCTCGCGAGGTTGGTAATCGTCCAACTGTTGATCGTCACCGTGTTGCCCGAGGAGAGAACCTGGGCGGAGACGTTGGTAACGTAGAGCAGGCGGGAACCGGAGGTGGAGACCACCGCCAGATGGGTTGCGTTGCCGGAGCCGTCGATGGTCTGGCCGGTCTTGGACGCGATGGTGAGCAGCGCGCCCGTGGCGGCAGAGGTGATGACGAAATCCGCGGCGCTGGCGCCGGCTGAGACGATCATCTGCGGCTGATTTGCGGCAGCGGAGTAGGACTGCGGGGCGGTGGTGCAAACGAAGATCGTGTTCGCGTTGTCTCGGATGTAGGCAAGCGAGGCCGCTGCCGCAGAGAACCCGTATTTCTTTGACATGTTTCCTCAGTGGAGTGTTTCGTTCCGGGGCTGAACGAGATAGACGCGCCCATCCTCGAGAACGGCGTAGATGCGGCTTGGCGAGCTTTGACCGGGAACGAAGACCTGGAGCATCCCGACTTGCACGGTATGCCCCGTAATCGCATTGACCGCCGTAATGACGGTGGTGAGCGGGAAGCTGCTCGGGTCTGCGACGTGACCCGCAATCGCATTGGCGACGCGCTGGATGTTCTGCTGCAACAGCGCCGAGGCGGCGACGTTATGCCCCTGCGTCCCGGAGACGGAGATCAGCAGACTGCTCTGCACCACGTCCGGGGCGGCAACGGTATGCCCTTGGGTATCGACCGCGACCGGCAGGATGTTGAGCTGCAACAACGCCGGGGACGCTATCGTGTGCCCTTGTGTGGCGGTCGCCATTTTGAGAATGGCGGACTGTGCCAAGGCGGGTGAGGCGACCAGATGCCCGGCGATCACATCGACCGGGATCAGCGTAACCGCGCTGAAGGTAAATCCGGGTGCCGCAACTGTATGGCCCTGCGTCCCCAGCACCGAAACCAGTGCGTGGATTTGCGAGAGCGCTCCGGGGGCAACGGTATGCGCGGCCGTAGCGGCGACGGGGACAACTGTCGCGCCGGACGACTTCCTGAGGCTGATAACCGCGCAAATGCGATTCTGCGTGCCGCCGGTCGTGCCGTTGTAATTGTCGGTCAGCGCCCCGGTGACGACGCGACCCTGCATCCGCATCGACCGGTTCTGCGTGACCGTGCCGCCCGTGGTCGTGACGGCGATGTCAGCGGTGGAATAATCCGCATCGTCGGTGCCGGCCGTCTGGCTGGCGACCGACATAAAGCCGATCCACAGCTCGTCGCCGTTGGTCCCGACGTAGGAAATGTCGCCGGACGTAGTTCCGTCCGACGAGCCCTGCCCGTCGTTCTGGCTCTCCAATGCGCTTGAGGTCGCGATGCCTTCGCAGGATATGGCGCCCGCCGCGACGGCCTGCCCGCTTTCGCAGCCGGAAATTGTGATCGTGCCGCCGGACGGCAGCTCAATCGGGTTTTCGCAGATGAACGCCGACATATTCGACGTGCCGGTGACAAACTCGATTTCGGTATAACTATTGCCCGCGCTGTCCGTGACAGCGAAGGCGAGGCCGGCTCCAGTGCTGTCTCGACCGGACACGCCGAGGACAATCGGCCGACCCGCAGGCGCAGTGGCCGTGGTGGTTATCGTCCTGGTGGTCGAGGCGTCTTTGTTGGCGACGCTGCCGAGGGCTGTGCGGTCACCGAAGGCCATTACTGCACCAAGTCGCCCCAAGGCGTGATGTCGATGTTCCTCGTCTCGGACGGAATGACGATCCCCTCGCCCCTCCCAACAATCCGGTAAACCCGCCCGTCCTCCAGCACTGCATAAGTCTGCTCTATCGGGCTCTGTCCGGGGATCAGGACGTGAAGCATCCCCACATTGACGGTGTGCCCCGTCAGGACGTTCGCAACCGACATTGCAAGCGAGGCAACGATTTTCGACGGGTCCGCAATGTGACCCGCCAGGGCGTCCGCAACCCGCGCGATCTGCTGCTGCAACATCCCGCCAGCGGCTACCGTGTGCCCCGTCAAGGGAGACACGGAGAGCAGGAGATTCGCCTGCGCCAAGCCCCCAACCGTGATCGTATGCCCGGTCGTGGCGCTTACGCTTCGGAGCGTATTGACCTGAACCAGCGCCGGAGATGCAACAGAGTGCCCTTGCGTCCCGACTACCGTTTTCAGAACGGCGGCTTGGACTATCCCCGGCGCGGCAACGATATGCCCCGCAACCACCGATACCGGGAAGGCCTGTAGCCCGGCGAAGGGCGCAGTCGTCGTATGCCCCTGCGTAGCCGCAACGGCGGCCAGCGCATGGATCTGCGCTAGCCCCGGTGAGGCCACGGTGTGCCCTTGTGTTCCGGCCGCCACAACTACGCCGTCGATAGATGGCAACACCTCCAGGCCGACCATCGCGTAAGCGGTCGCGGCTGATGTGGTCGCGCTCAGCGTATAGGTGCCGGCGGTCGTAGTTAGCCGCTCTGCCAGCCAGAATGCCGTATCGGCCCCGGCGGCAGAGCCGGTCACATCGTCGATAAGCTCGTCGCCATTCGTCGGCGTAAATAGTGGGGCGGTGCCACCACCATAAGTGGCGAGCGCTGCGAAGAGAAGGGAACCGTCAACCGTCGAAACAACGTCTACGGTTTTTGTTGCATTCCCGCTGTTGGCCTCGGAGGTTCCCGTCCCGCCTATCGGCGTAGAATGATTGACGCCACCATGCACCTCAACAGCGAGAAAGGCGTAGCTATCGGTTTTCGCATCGAGTGTGGCCGCCAGGGTGTGCGATCCAACCGGCGGATCCAGCAGAGACCAAAACTCGGCCCTCTTGTTAGGAGACGTGCCAGACTTGAAGACTGCCCGGGTAAGGGCCTGACCGTTATAAGTGAGGGCGGCCACCTCTCCGACGCCCCCACCAGTGAGCGCCGTGCTTTCCTGCAAAATCGCCGCGACAAGCAGAAGCTCGGTCCCGGCCCCGACCGTGTAGCTCCCGCTGGGCGTAGCATCCGTTACGTCAGTTGTGCTGTCGGTAATTACAACTTGAGCATTGCCGGAAGTCAGCGCCATTCAATGAGCGCCCCCAGCGCAGTGCTTAGTGGCTGATGCCCGCCTGCACGACAGACAGGATGGCGGTCGCCACGCCAGAAACTGCCGTGACGTTCAATCGAATGGCCGAGATCGGATAGGCGTAGGAGCCGTCCTGACTCGCCGTCTTACCCGATACCAGAGAATGATCGAATGCCACCGCAGACGCCTCCGCGAGAACATCGTCGAAGGTGTGCTGCACCTTGAAGGTGATGTCCCCTGTGCCGACTTTGGTCACGCCGAACCCGACATTCACCGGATTGCGGTGCGGGTCGAGCGGTATCCAGGGCGCAGCAGAGACGGCGTTAAGGGATTGCTTGGTGACCCTCATGGCGCCGCCTACTGGTTCTGGATGTAGCGGAGATAGACGACCGCGTTGAACGCCACCACATCGGCCGCGGAAGCCTGCGCCGTCGCGTCGATGGCGATGAGATTGGAGTCGCCCGAACCGATGGAGACGGTGTTGGCGCCTGAGACCGCCGTGATGTCGTAAGCGCGCGCGGCAGAGACCGGAACGATGGCATATTTGGTCGCGTCGGCCGTGGTGCCGATGCGGATATTTACACCGGCCGCCACACCGGAGACCGCATCGCGGACCACGGCTGTCCCACCGAGAAGCGAGCAGTTCGGGGGGAGAACGACGAAGTTCTTCATCGCACCGACCGCAACCGTCGCGGTCTGGATGAGCTGGACGGTGCCGAGGGTGTTGTTGAGGGGGCTACCGTAGTCCTTGCCGGTCCTGATCGGGCCGGAAAACGTAGTTTTAGCCATGTCTGAGCCTTTCAGTCCGCCGCAGCGGTCATGGGTTCGTTATCTTGCGGAGAAGCTTTTGGCGCGTAGATGCGGTCGCGATGAATCGCGGCCACCTCGCTATATCCAACCAACAACTCCGCCGGATGCGATTTCCCGTAGCGGCGGTAGTGCTTGTCTTCCAACAGGACAACCGGCTGGCTCTTGAGGGTGTCTTTCGCACCCATGAGCGCCGGATACTCGTGCCCCTCAACGTCCAGCTTTATGAAGCCGGGAGAGAGGCGGAAACTGTCGATGGTCGCCACCCGGACAGAATTGCCGGCGATGACGTAACGCGATGTCGAATACTCCCCCACCAATGCGCCGGTCCCCTGATGCTTACCAAGAGCCTCGCGATGGAGGACGACGTTCAATCCCTCAGTGTTCTTCTGAAGGCACTCGAAATTGTCCGGGTCGGGCTCGAACGCATGAACCGTCCCGAACCGTTTGCAAAGTTCTATGGTCCAGGTTCCGACATGAGCCCCACCATCGATGGCGCAGTCCCATGAGCGGATATACGGAATGGCAAGATGCCAATCCTTCGACCTACCGGCGGTCTCGCGCATCTGCTTGACCGACAGATACCATTTCGTCGGATACCAGAGCCCGTCGATCTGCTGCATAGAAAAGGGGGCGGAGCCGAAGCCCCGCCCCGCACAATTACGCGCCGGCCGTGCCGTAGGCGCCGCGAGGATCGGTCGCGCCCACAGAGAACCGGGAAGTCGTGGTGAACTTGAGGTTCTGGGTCTCGAAGTCGTTGTCGCGGTTGATCTCCGCGGCGCGACGACGATAGAACGTCAAGCCATTCGGCGTGTCCGTGATGATGAACCATGCATCCGGGTCCGTGAGGAACGGAGTCACAGTCACCGCCATTTTCGAGCGAACGACGTTGATGTCGTTGTCCGCCGAACCCACCGCGCGATCCGTGCCGAGAATCTTCTCGGCGACGTGCCACAGGGCGGTCGGAACCACCAGCCGCACCGGGCGGACCATGATCTTCAGGGACTGATCGTCCACGAAGTTCATGATATCCGTGCAAGCCTGTTCGAGGCTCGCCATGGTGAGGTCGGAGGCAGTCGCGGGCATATTAGAGAACGTCCCGCCGCCCACAAGCGAGTGAGTGGCGCTGAACAGGGACGCCCCGTCCGCCGTGAGGGCGGTGGAGAAGCCGTTGTTCAGGACATTCGTCGCAATCGTCTCTTCGGTCTGACGCAGAGAGCGTGCCAGCATCGAGGGGATCTGGTTGATATAGTTATACTGGTCGTCCTCGAACATCTCCCGGGTGACCGACGAGCCGAGGCCGTAGGTCAGGTTGACGTATTCCTTCTGGAAGCCCTGGAAGGGATCGAGGAACGGGATCGGAGACCCCTGATCCTTAACGCCCGCCAGAGGAAGGCCGGTGACGCCCTGCTCTTTCTCGAACGCCTTCTCCGAGGTCTTCGTGGTGAAGAACTCCGTATACTTCGGAGAATAGTCGTTGTAGTCCCTGCCCCAGATCGATGCGATGCCGGGCCAGAGAAGTTCGGCAAAATTGCCAGTTGCGACCGTCATTGTGCGGCCCCCTTACTTAAACAGACCGGCAACCGGCGCGACAACGATCCGGTTGTTCGGAGAACCGGCCGCCGTCGAGGCGATTTCGGTGGGAGCAAGACCAAGGACGCGCCACTGCGGATTGCCGCCATTGGCGGATGTCAGCGTGACGGTATACTGGGAGATGCCCGTTGCGGAGTTCGCGACAGTGGCATCCACCCACACGGTGTTCCCGATGTTCGACGGGCCAACGGAGGTGGCGCACTCCACGATGTAGCTCATGTTCGGATCGTCGATCACGCCCACCCAGCCCGCGGTGGACGTATTCAGATACGCCGGCCGATTGGGCATGGAGAAGGTGAGCGGCTTCTTGTTGGTGTCATAGACGGCAGCGACAACCCCGAGAAAGTTGGTGCTGTCAGCGGAAGCGTTCGTCTGGCGAACCACAAATCCCGAAGACAGAATCACGGGGTCACCCACCGCGAGCGTATGCCCGCGATTGCCGTCTGCCTCGTAGAGCTTCGTGCGAGGCGCATTTGAACCACCCGTGAGGTGCTGCGCCGGCTGGAAGCCCTTCTTTGCAGAAGTGGCCATTTGAGTGTCCTTAGTTGATTACGATTGATCCGTGAATGTCGGCCGACTTACCGGCGGCGCCCTTCTGGGCGTCCTGCTTCACGCGGTCCTTCAGTCCGACTGTTTGCTTTCGTGTCTGCTCTTCGTAGTAGTCTCTGTGGCTCTGGAGGTCCTCCTCCGGAATGGCCATCAGAACGAGGTCGCGATACTCCATGACGCTCGTGATGCCCTTCTCGGTGGCTTCCTCCTGCTTCGCTTTATGTCCGTGCAGCTCCGATGCCATGACCCAGCCGTCTGCCTTCCTCTTGAGGAGATTGGCGGGGTCCTTGTCGCACCAGCGGTATTCGTAGCCGGGCTTCTTATCGACGATTGAGAGTTTCTGAGCCGGCTTCCAGCTCTTGCGGCCCTTCTTCACAGCGGTATTCATCGGGCCGCTCCTTTGTTGAGAAGTTTGAGTTGCGTGGCGTAATCCTTCGGGGGGATGCCCATGCGCTTCGCCACAAGCAGTTGCTCATTCGTGAGGTCCGGCAGCTCCCCGCGCGGCGGACGCGCGTCGGAAGACATGACGGTCGAGGCGGACGGCCGTTTTGCGGGCGCCGTCTTCAGACCCATCTTCTTGTCGATGGCCGAAAGCACGCGCGTCATGTCGGCCCCGACAGTTGGATCGCCGACCAGGGTCTTCGCGAGAGCCATAGCCTCGTTGAACCTGGGGTGCGTGGGTTGAGCCCACGGCCGGAGGAAATTGCCCTCCGCGTCCGTCTCGGACTCCCACTGCCGCGCCTCGTTCAATTCGATGGTCTCGGTCTGCGGCGGAGGCGGTAGCTGCGTCCCCTGTCGAGGGGTGGCATTGACCTTCGTCAGGCGGTCGGTCAGCTCCACCTCGGCAGCGGCGTCGCCGCGCTGCTTGGCAAGGACGAGCTGATCCTTGATCTGTTTCGTGGCCGCCACGGTCTGCCCGGTCTCCACGAGACCGGTGATCTCCTCCAGCTTCTTCTGGAGGGCCGTCGTATGCTCGACGAGAGCGTGGTTGCCGCGTTCGAGTGACTTCACATGCCCGTAGAGCCGGCGGAACCGCGCGGCGAGCTTGGGGTCCTCGATTTCTACGAAGTCCGTCCCGTCCGGCTCTTTCGCGGGAGCCTTGGTCTCGGGAGCGGGATCGGGTTCCTTGACGATGGTCTCGACTGTCGCTTCTGCTTTCGCTTCTTCGGTCAACGAATGATTCCTATGATGTCCTCATCGGCCACCACGAAAAGCTGCTTGCCCCCATATTCGATCCAGTCCCCGGCGTGCTTGCCGAAGAGAACCTTGTCTCCGAGATTGATGCTGTGATCTGCGGTCGGTCCCATCGCAATGACGGTTCCGACCAGGGGGGCGTTACGCTTTTCGGCGGACTCTGGGATAATCAGTCCAGACTTGGACTTGAGCGTCTCGCGCTCCAACAGCACGCGAGCGAACAACGGTTCGATCATTTACCCTCCAATTATTCGGTAAAGGTCCTGCAAGGTCGGCTGATACTGGAAGCCGTAAACGTCCTGTAGGTAGCGGTGCTCGACAGGAAGAATCTGCGCGTAGTTGCCGACCGTGGATTTCAGGAGTTTGCGGTAGTAGTCGAGCGTCGCCATGTCGCGATACGCGGAGTCCAATCCCTGCGAACCCTGCGTGGCGATGAACGAACGGATCTGAAGCGGCGACATGCCCTGCCCGATCCCGCCAAGCCAGCTCGGCAGTTCGGGGATTTCCGGCAGCGCCGGGGTGTTCGGTGCCGGCGTCGGACGATCCGGACGCTGCCCGCGGCGACGGGTGGCGGTGGTGCCGCTGCCGGGGCCTTCGGCGCGCGAGAGAGAGCCGCCAGAAGAAACGTTCGCACCAGTGCCCGCATAGCCGCGATCACGAGCCTCGGTAACAGAGGTCCCGCCAATCGTGCCAACGTCGCCCATAGCTTCGCCGGCAAGGGTGCCCGCGCCGCCTAGCGCCACACCTCCGAGCGGGCCGCCGATCACGCCACCGATTATCGAGCCGAGACCGCCAAGCACATCGCCCCACCCGACGCTTAGTCCGGGAGACCCGGTTGCCGTCATCCCCATGGCAGCATTTTCGCTGACCGGGCCGCCGCCGATCACGCCGGCGAGAGACTTCCCTACGCCGGCGGACTTACCGCCCATCGGGTCGGAGCCCATGCCGCTGGAGCGCCCGCGAACACCCCCGCCCAGCGCACCGCCATAGGCGCGGCCACCTCGCACAGAGCCGCCTACTACACCGCCCTTATCGACACTGCCGGAGCCGCCACCCCTTTCGCTACCACCCGCCGCGCCGCCACCGAAAGCGCCGCCATGCTCGCGGTCGCCCTTGGAACTGGTAAAAAACTCCGTCAGGCCGGTCGCCGGGTTAATGGTCCCGGACCCGCCTCGGCGCTTCAGAAGCTGCGCTTCCTGCGGGTTAATGTGGGCAAGCATCGTGTCGCCGCGTCTGCCGTAGCCAGCCAGAATCTGCGACAGGCGGGGCATCCCGCGGCTAGAGAGCATCATTGATTTTTCATGTCCTCGTGGTAGGATGTCCTATGCGCTATTCAGCTCTGCTCGTGGTAGCAGCGGCGGTGGTTTGCGGCGGAGCGACCAACGCCTCACTCGATGAAGAGTTCATCAGAATTTCGGCAGAATCCTGCGTGGCAGCAGGGCGCCTCGGTGCCACGCCTGAGGAAATCGTCGAGAATTGCGAGTGCATGGCGAGGCAAGCTGCGGACTACGCTAGCGAGCCCCTCAAGCGATATATGGTCGAGAACGAGGCCGTCCCCATCAAGGCGAGAGAGGGAATGTTCATCGACGAGCAGGGGTTCCTTTCGGCGCTGCTGATGGAGTGTCCCGAGGTTTACGCGCTCCTCAAGGGCCGCTCGGTCACAGACGCCCGCAACAAGAGCTACGGCTCAAACTAACTCAGCATTTGATTTAGCACCTCCAGCACTTCCTGCTGGCCCTTGAGGCGATTGACCTCCTCCCATGACTGCGCCGCCTGCCACTGGCGAGGGAACGCCTGAAGCACCTCCGCCAGCACCCATCGCGTGCAGGGGTGCAACCGCCATTGGGTTAATTGGTCCGAGTCCGGCTGATCCGCTGGCATCGAGGAATCCTGGCAGGGCTGTTTCGGTGTGGCCGTAGAGATAGGCAACGTGCATCCGGATATGCGCCTCCATCTGCTGGAGCGCCTGCGGCGCAATTCGGCCCGCATAGACCGGATCGGTCATCAAAGCTTCATGCACCTGTAGATGATGCATGTGGTCCTGCTCCGGGAAGGCCGGAGGAATGACGGGGTTCGGCATCAAGAGGCCGATGTTCTCGATCTGCGGATCGTCCACCCGGCCCGGCGTCGGGATCTTCGGGAGGATACGGTCGATGTCCCGCGAACCGATGGCCTCCAGATAACGCTTGGACGCCTCATACAGATGCTGCGGCGAGTTGACGATCAGCGGGTTGGTCACCGCGAACTGCCACTCCGCTTCCGCGTGCGCCAGCCTCTGTTTCTCCGTCCCGCCCTTGGTGTCCACAACGGGAACGATCCTAAGGTCGGGCGCGTAGTCCATCTTGCCGATCTGAAGCCGGTCCAATCCCTCCAATCCGAGAACCGTCACATATTGGCTCTCAGGGAGGTATTTCGAGTTCAGGTCATAGATAAGGGAGAGTTCTTTCTCCCAGGAATAAAACAACCGCTCATAGACGGTGGAGAACACCTGTAGCGACTGGTCGATCAAGGCGAGCAAGGCAGTCGGCTGCTGCACGCTGTCCGTCTGACCGGTGATGGCTTCGGTCGTGGTCGCCAGCCGGTCGCCGCGCTGCATCAGCAATTGAAGCGCCGCGAACGTCGTCTGATCCGGGCCGGAGAAGGTGAACTCCATGAACTTGTCTTTGATCGGCCCGGACCCGGCATTCACGCCGACGAACTTGCCCATGTTCATCTTCACTTCGCCCTTCTTGACATCGATGGTCTTGTCGAAGAAGCCAGATTTGGAGTTGGCGAGCGTCCCCGCATCGACCGTCTGCCGGAGCATCTTGTTGACGGCCGTGTTGATCTTTCCAATGAGATGCCCCATCCCGAGGCCATAGGCCCCGTCGGGGTTGGGCATGAAGTTCCAGTCTACGAAATGCTCCTGCGGTTCCTTGTCGTTTGCCGGGGTTCCGTCCGGGTTCGCGCCGTAGCGAATGGCGATCCGGAGAACCTTTCGTGACTGACAATCGACCACAACGATGTAGGGCTCTTCGATCCCATCGCCGTCCAGATCAAGGAGGCGGTGTTGCTCGATGAGCTTCGCGTAATAGACGGTGTCTGGACGCCCCGGCATCTGGAGGCCGGTCGCCTTGTCGATCTCCTGCGTGGTCTTCCGGTCATCCGGTTGCGACCAGGGCTCGGCTGCCTCGATGAAATACCCGGAAGCGGCCCAAAGCTTGGTCTGATGGACCGACTTGTAGATGATATGGGTCTTGCGGTCGATCTCGCTCAATTCTCTCGGGCCGATCCCGTAGGGGATGACGAAATCCTCTGCGCGGACGTTATCGACGCAATTCTTCTGCCGAAGCGGATCGAAGTAAACCTTCGTGAAGGAACATCCGTGCAGCGGGACCGAAAGAAGGAGCGCGTCCTTCTTCTTTCGATAGGCCCCATCCTCGATCATCAACTGATGGTGCATATGCTTCGTCACGCGGTCAGCCCGGTCGGTATCGGCCTTCGCGATGGACTCGGCCGGGATGGCGCGGAACGGGATCTTGTTCGGGAAGAACGCCTGATAGGCCCGCGCATGGAACTGTGTGCAGGCTTCCGCCAGCATCGGGATACCCTCGGTCGAGGAATCCTGCCACGGCGGGTTTTTGGGGGCGTCCTGCTGATAATAGAGCGCCAGCCAGTGGGCATTCATGGTCAGCCACGGCTTGCGGGAGTTGTCGTCTTCCTCGAACTCGGCAATGCAGCGTTCGGCGATTTCCTTAAGCTCTTTTTCGTCGAGAGTGGCCGCGACGTTCTGAAGCTCGGGAGGAAGGCCCGTTTGATCAGCCAAGTCGGGCTTCCAGTTGCGATAGCGTCATCTGCGGCCGTCTCTTCTTCCAGATGTGAGAGATCATCCCGTCGCCTTTGACGGTCAGATCGACGAATCCCTGCTGCAATAGCTTCTCGAAATCCTGCGCCTGGGCGACCAGCTCCATGTCGGTCCAGAACGAGCGGCCCATCACGCTCACCTTCTGGTAATCTTCCCTTGGCCCAGTGGGTTTCTCCGGGTAGCAGGAGTCGTATCCGTAGAGGACCATCTTCCTGAAGCCGAGAACGTGCAAAACGGCGATCCCTCGCGTCGCGGCACAGGAACCGCCGCCCACGAAGAAGCCTTCCTTGATGATCTTGTTCTCTCCCGCGCCCACCATGGCGTGATAGAGGACCACTTTCGCCTTCCGCTCGATCAAACGCTCCAAAGTCGAGCGATGGCACATCGAGGCGACGATGTAGGTCACGTCCGGATGCGGATTTTCGATGAAATCCTGCACATGCGGACGCGGATCGAGCAAAACGCAAGCCCACGGGATGATGCCGTTCTCGATCAGGAGGTCATGGGCGTGCTTGACGCACACGATCTTGCCCTTGGTCGAGCGAATTTCGTCCAATTGATCCTTCACGCTCGGCCCGGCGGAGACCAGAACCGCTCTTTCGCTGTGCTGGCGGCAGACCTCAAGGAGAGGAAGGCCGCTCGCCAGGGCGAAGGCGATATTTTCCTGAATCATCTCGTCGGGGACGCAGTTTTTGGTCTTAACGACGAGATTCATCGGCGGCTTCCAACCCCGAACCGCCATCTGCACATACCCGCCAGTAATAACCGGGTCCCTGTCGGGGAGAACCAGCCATCCCATCCCCGCTGTCCCCGCCTGAAGGATGGCGTTGCAGCCGAATTGGGTGATATCGGGGCAGCGGTCTTGGTCGTCCTTGACGTAGAAATCATCGACGACGAGAAGAGGAACGCTCTCCACCGCCGCAAGGTCGCTGGAAACAGTCTCTACCGAGTGCCCGCCGTCGATAAACGCCATCTCGACGGAGGACAGATCCAAGGTCGGGAGAATGTCCCGGCTGTTGCCCTTGTGCAGCTCGAACGTGAAGCCCGGAGAGACGAACTGAAACTCCTCCAGTCGCTCCGTCACCTCCGAAAGGGATGCGTGCGCCTTGACGTTCAACTCGGCCGCATCGGATTCGGCGGTCGCTTCCTCGAACAGATCGACGCCGATGTAATGGACCGGCCCGTTCTTTAAGGCCTGGGTCGCCATGCGAACCGCGTTCTTGCCGTTCCATGTTCCCACCTCAAGGATGCATTTCGGTTTCGCTTCGGAAATGATCCGGGGGAGAACGTCATACCGCGACATAGGCAACCCTCTTCGCTTCCATACCCTTGTTATGCACGAGGCACTGACCCAATACAGTGTCCGGCCAGACGTGATTCCCGCCGACGCCCTTCGACAGGTTGTAGAAATGCTTGTCGTCGGCTTCCCATTTCGACCGGATGTGGTCGAAGGCGAAGCTGTCGGTGAAGGCCTTCAACTTGAATATCTCTCCCGAGGTGTAGAGCGCCTTCATTTCGTCGAGGAACTCGTGTCCCCCATAGCGATGCGTGAAGGCGAGCCAACCGGTCTCGGAGTGGTCCCAATCTTTCCGACCGAGGTAGGAGCAGACGAACCCCTCGGGAGCCGCCTCTTCCCACCATTCTTCGGTGAGGTTCTTCTTCACCACCACGTCTGCGTCGCACCAGACCCAATTCCCTTCTCTGGGGCGGGAAGGATGCGCCATGGCAAAAACCTTGTGGGCGAAACGCGCGGCCTGGAACCGATAGTCGATCACCAAACCCTTCGGTCCACGGCAGACACCGTTCGCATAGGCCTGCTTGCCGTGCTGAGCGAGGAACTCGGCTCGGTCCTGGTCTTCGTTCAGATCGACATAGACGGGACCTTTGATGTCCGGCTTCTCGCCTTCGTAAAACACCCAAAGCTCGTCTTCCGGCGCGTGCCAGAGAAAGCCTTCGATGAATTTCTTGCCGTAAACCCTATACCCAACCCGCGAGAACGAGGTGCAAACCCTCATGCGGCTCTCGCCCGCGAATAAGCAAACCATTCCTCGGCGAACGGCTGGTCTTCCCATCCCTCCATGTCGGGTGTGCCGTTCGTGAAATGCACGACGCGCGCGTTGTCGGTCGGCTCGTCATAGCCGACGAGATGGTTCCATTCTTTAGGAAGGAAGCCGATCTCCTCATCCCTTGCCCAAAGCATGGAATGGAGGAATGAGCCGGTCGAATTGTTCAACACGTATTTGGTGAGCCCCTTGCACGCGGCGGGGTTCATCAGCATCAGGGAGGACCAGTTCTTCCGGCCGTGTTCGTTCTTCGACTGGATGCGGCCGTCCATCTTCACGCCGTCCGTCACGGTCTGACTATGGCGAACGCACATGACGGCCTTGGTGTAGTCGATCAAGCCTGACAGCTCGGCGATATCGGCTCGCCAGAGCATGTCGCAGTCCTGGTAGAGGACCCATTCATCGGCGTAGTTCTCGATGATGGGAACCGCAAACCGGGAGAAACTGAATTGCGTCGAGAAGGGTCTGCCGTCGCGGCCGTCCACCGTCTGGCCGTTCGGTTCTACGTAGTAGGCTCGCCAGTAGACGCCTTGCCGGCGAAGCTCCCAATCCCTCAAGGGAATAACCTCAACGGGGATGGAAGCGTGTTTCTTCAGAGAGGCGACGCAGACATCGAAAGCGCCCTGCTCCCGCGGATCAAACCCAACGTAAACCTTCAAACTGCGCGCCCCTGGAGCAAGAGCGACTCGAATCTCCGGAGGCGCGACTCCGTTTGCTCAGTCCGAAAGGGCGCTGGCAGAGCGCATATCGTCCCAATCGAGATGTTCACGGCATCCATGATCGTGTCCAGATCGCGCCGGGACATGGTGATAATCAACGTCTCGCCGTCCGGATCGGCCGGAACAACCAACATCTTCTCCATTTACAACCACTCCCAAGGTTTACCCTCTCTCATCTCGGCTAGAGTCCACTGGTGATAGGCGAGCCCGGCACACCAACCGCCGCGCTCCGCGTAATTCAGGTTTTCAACGTCGCTGAGCTTCGTCCGCGCGACCGGGACAGCCGCGGAGGGGCCGGTGACAATCGCCGGTATTCCCAGAAGGACGGCTTCGACAGCGACGTTGCTCTGGTGAGCGACGACGCACCACGCATCCTCAAGTACCTCGGCGAGGTTGCCTTCGTGCTTGGGCTTGATAACGACGGGCCTGTCGGTGTGCTTCGCCAGCTCGGCGATGACCGACTTCAACCATTCGTGAGGGGATATGTCGAAATGCTTGCCCATTGCAGAGGAGAGCGGGCAGACGACGACATCCCTCCCCGTCTTTCGCCACGGTGCGGGATCGACGCGGAAGCTCTTCCACCGGTCAACCGGGTAGTGACCCGATCCGTCCCATTGGAGGCCGTTCTTCGATATCCGGTAGTGGCCGGCGTAATGTCCTCTACCGATATAGCCGTGATCGACGTGGTAGTAGGTCCGGCCGATCCACTGGCACTGTCGGATGATCTCCCCACACCCGCGGAGGACGCCATACATGGCCGCCTCTCCATCGAGGAGGGACGTGGGAGGGGCTAGTCTCGACTTGATGCCTCTAGAGAGGGCTCGGCAGATGACCTGTGAGTGCGGGTGATCCGTCTCGTAGATCGTGAGCATCAACTGGTGGCGTAGGGGTCCCCGCCGGTCATGCCGGCCTTCTCCATTTCCTCTTCGCGCTCGGCGTCGCGCCGATCCGATTCCGTCGTTACGTAAGGACGGGACCGCAAAGCGTAGGCAACCTCGTCGTAG